GTGCAGTGCAGTACGCTCTAGATGATACTCATCTACCGCTGAAAGATCTAACGGGTTTATAGGCCCGACGTCTTCATCAGGTAAGAGCTCGCTCACTGAAGACACATTCGCATGCATCTTCAACAAACATTTCATCAAAGCACCGTAACCATCCAGCACATCAGTGCGATATACTGGTTCCGGGACCCAACACTTCTTCTCGAAGCGTTGTAGCTTTCTATTCCACCTTTCGATAGAATAGAAACCCCGAAAAGAATTACGGACAAGGCCGGCATCGGTCTCAAATCCCCAAGGCAAAGGCCCGAGGATCGTCTCAACGTTTTTAAACATCAAGTTGGCAGTCAACCAGTAACCCTGCTTATAAAGCAGATTCGCTGTCGCTGTCCACGAAACCAAACAATCGGTCTCCTGCAAGTTCTTAGGACGCGTCGTTCCGAGATATACCGGAGTAACAGTACTCCCGGCGTACGCATCAATACCGCAAGACTCACGGAAGTTTCCAACCGTAAAGGTCTTATCGGTATTCACCTTACAATTGTATTTTTGTAGGTGATCAAGAACTCCAATCGCATTCGTCTGCGGAACGATAATATCGTCCCCATAGACGTAGACATCCCTAGACATTCTAAAACAGTTTTGGGACGTCACAGGAAGATTGTGCTCCTTTAGCAAGGCCATTACACATACCGTGTAAAAATACATGGCCTCCACAGGAAAACACAGAGCACTGCCCATAGAGGCAAACTTCTTTAGTGGACCAATTATGGTCCCATCTGGAAGCTCAGCTCTAGTCGACCTACATGCCTCAATCGCGTCCCGAAGGTCAGGATTTGACGAAAACATCACCATTGCCAAGCGATGGGGAACCCTGTCGCTAGCATCAGAAAGATCAATCGTTGCTAATTGACCTGTAGACGACGCCATTACCGCGAGCTTCTGGTTGGTAGTCTGATCACGAAAATTTACGTGACCAGTTGTTAGCCAGTAGGACTCGATTAGATCATATAAGACCTTTCGAATCCCTTGTTGCGCGTATTGCATACAACAAGGCTCGATTGCGATAATGCGGGGACTTTTGAGTGTTTTTGGAACACAAACAACCCTTACGGGTCGTTCGTTATCCACCGACACGAGCGCTACATGTTCGAACGCCTCTGTATACGCTGCTACCCCAAGGGGGTAGGCAGTTTCTATCAGAGGAAAGAAAGGTTCGAGACGCTCATGCCAATACTGCCAATCGTATTTCCGATTTCCGGAAAGCTTCTCAGCAGTAGCACCAGGACCGTGCGAAGGAATGAATTGTTCGGGTCTAATACCGCGAAACAACTGATCCCAAAGCACAGAAGAAACGCGATCAAAGAAAGCGTATTCCTCTTCTGGCACCGAAAACATGTCAAAAGACTGCTCAATTGCACTGAACGCTGAGAGAGCCCTTGCGACCCTGGAAGGGGCGCACGGGATCTCGACCTTCTTGAAGAATAGGCAGATTTGCCGAACTCCTTCGATAATGGTCGGGTAATCCTCAGAATGTTCATATATAATCCTCCCTGTCTCACGGTTGAAAATCTGACCGAGCATACCTTGCAAAAATGCAGGGATTGCTCCGTTCTTCCTAAAAGATTGGAAGAACTTTGGGTCAACGGCTCCACACGCTAAACTTCTTTCGAAGTCACGCGCAAACTGGGGCAAGGTAATCGTTAAAAACGATATACCCTCTTTTTCAACCCGTGATCTTAACGTTCTAAGATCACGTAAATCAAAGATATCAGCGATACACTTGGCTGAACAATCTCTATAGATCGTCTCAGCCAGCTCCAGAAAGTCACTTTCAAGCCCCACTCGGGGCTGATCGTTGCTTTTCATGGCACCTCCTTAAACAGAGGCCACCATCAAGCCACACGTAAATCCTACTCCTCACCGTATGGAGTGCCCAATCTCTATAAATCGCTAGGCAGTCACCGATCAAGGTGCTGGGTCGTAATGTCCGTGATATCGAGGGACCTACATTCTCATGTAGGTTACCCCCCTCACGCGGTATCATCCCCTAGTTAAATAGGTACATTGGGCTGAGAAGCAAATCATCAACGAACGGCAAAACATTGGAAATTAATTTACGTACGGTCATCTCTCGATGACAGGGATATCTTACGATTCCCGTCCGTACAACTTTCCAATAGCGGTCGTGTCTAGCCAGGTTTTAAGTCCGGCTACAAGCTGCTCACATTGAGCAAGAGTAAACCCGTAAACAGGTCTATCAAGCACAAAGTAGAAGCTGAGAGTATCATAGTCATTGACAGCTGTCAATGGGTCTGCTACAACAGCTCGCTGATCGATTCTAGCCATCGACCGAACTCGGTCTTTGGTGTCGATGTGTGACACGGTCAATTTGAACGTGGCATCAGCCTTTGAATACTCGGATTTTGTCCCAGTACTCATGATTTTAGGCATCGATTGCGCAACAGCATTAACTGTGACGACTTGTGGATCGGAAAACATGTGGTTGACCTCCAAAGAGTAGGAGTTGTTAACTACTAGCGGCGGCAAGTTGAGATCTCACTCAACCAGGCTTTTTGAAGCTAATAGTAGATAATTTTAGGGAGTATAAGCATCAGGATCCGGGAGATAGGGCAAGTTAGCCTATCCCCACCTGGAAATGCCAAGTGCTCCTAAAATCGCTATGCGCCGTGGGGTTAAAGCGTCCCACGACGTGCCGAATCCGTATGGACTACCTGCCGCTTGACGTTGTTTCACACCGAGTATTCGATGATACTCCAACACCACGTCTCCACTAGTGAACGGTATCGTTTGAATAAAACGTAACCTTCTTTCAGTGGACGCCATAACGTACAAGTATTCGGACACGACTCCGTCCTGTATGGCCTCAGTGAGCCGATCAAGATTTTGACCGACATTGAGACCCCAGTCAACGAGCCACGTCCAAGGTGTTGCTCTCCAGACGTTCGAAGGGCTAACCCGAATGCCATACATGCGCATTTGGCGCATTGTATCATTCCATGGGCTGGACTTAGCCAGCTCCGGGTGATTAACCCAATCAAATTCGGGTCGATACCATTTGAACCTTCCAGAACTCGTTACATGGGTTGTTTGATCTTCCCATACTTCGAATTTGCAAGGTTTGCCATCAGTTAGATGGCTCTCGTGGAACTGTCCGAAAGGTATTACCTTCCACTCAGAACCTTCGTAGATTTTGGTCGACTCGGTTTCGTCTACAAGTTCCCGCCTATAAACCTTCCACTTATCGTTTCCATGTGTCATTCGACTCATGTACGCGTGAGTATTGGTAAACGCCTTATGGAATTTACCAATGTCAGAAAGGAAGGGGATCCAGCCAAATTGCTGGGCGAGAAAGGCATCAGATACCTTTTTAGGTGCCTGA